TCTACAAGGCTCTTTATCCCTGTAAGCTTCGTAATTTTTTCTATACTGTCTCCTAACATAGCCTTAATATTTCCCTTTTCTGTTGCTCGGATTAGACGTCTTTCGCCCTCCCTTAGACCACAGCTCAGTGCACGCAAGGTGTCTAGCCGTTCCAGGCTTTGCTGTGTCGCACTTATGCCTCGCCTTGAAGCTCTTTCTAGCCTCATCTGAGTAGTTGTTTCCATAACCCTTGGCACCGGCGTGAACCAACTTCTCCTTGCCGTCTACGCAGTAAAGCTTCATGATCTTCTTACCAGGTCTTGTGGAAGTCCTAACCTCTCCACAACGCATCTTACTTTTTACGCCCATTTTTTGCTTTTCTTAACTTAACTTCTAATGTGCTTAAGTTTATTTTATTTCTTCCAGCTTTTATTTGACTTCTACAAGAAGCATCACTTTTAATACCGCAACCTATATACCCATCATTTAATCTATTTGTAGTATGTACTCCTACATACGTTTTTCCATTAATTAAATTTTTAGTTTGATATGTATATATGTAATTCATTAACTTCTTTTACTTCCTTTTAATCTAGATTTTTCAGCTCTTCCTCTATTTATAGATGATTTAACGTGTTTTCCAACAGCGTGATCATAATCTTTTCCATTTCTATTCACGCCGTTTTTATCTGCTTCTCTATTTATCTTAGCAAGCTCGACGCGCTTCTTAACCTCCCTCTCCTTCTTGTTGTACTCCCTCTGGTACTCAAGCCTCTTCTTGCGGGCATCAGGGTTTGATGCGTAGTACTTAGCTGTTCTTCCTGGCATTACCTCTTCTTTTTAGTCTTACCTGCCTTAGATAAAGCAATAGCAATAGCCTGCTTCTGAGGCCTGCCGTGCTTCATCTCTGTTCGTATGTTCTGGCTAATAACCTTAGCGCTTGATCCCCTTTTTAATGGCATAACGTTAAATGTTTTATCTTTGCAAAGATAATAAATTAAATCATGATAAAATTAAGAAAGAAAATCATAACAAAGAACTACAGGAGGATAGAGCCTAAGCAGGACTGGCTCAAGTACTGGAGGGTTGTACGCTTCTGGGTTAGGGAGGCTTACGGACTTAGCTACCCGGACCTAGAGATGCTGCTCTTCCTCTACTCAGAGGACCTGTTCTCTTACAAGGACTTCGAGAGGTACGAGCTCATAATGTCTTGGGACGTGGTCAGATTCCAGAGGCTGTCGTCCGAGGGATGGATCACCAAGTGGCGCAAGCACTCCAATAAGCAGTGCGCGCTGTACACGCTGTCGTTCAAGGGCAAGAGCCTTATATCGTCTGTGTACCGCAAGCTAAGCGGACTAGAGGTTATAAGCGAGTCGCCCACACGCAACCCAATATTTAAGAAGTCCGCGAGCCCGCAGTCTCAGATATACCGGGAGATGATTATAGAGATGAACAACGCCATACGCGAGGCGAAAAAGAAGATGAAATAAAATAACCCTACCGGTTAGGCAGGGTTATTTGTAAAACTTAATATTGATTCTAAATAACAACTATTATATCCCTCTCCATGATGACGGTGTACGTGTTGTCGCCTATCATCATGCTGTATCCGGCGTTCTTGTCGTAGTAGATCTTGTCCCCATCGTTCACTGACGACACGTCGGTGCCAACCTTAACAATCTCCGCCTTCTTGTACCTCATCTTCGAGGTATCTGTCCCGGACATTATCAGTCCAAAGTCCGTCTTGACCTTCTCGTCTATCTGGTTAATGATGCAGTATTTTCCTAGTGGCTTCATTATACTCGTGTTAGCGTTACTATTGCGTTCGTGCTCAGTATTGTCGTGGCCACACTGACCGCGTTCTTCAGTGCGTTCTTTGTCACCTTCAGCGGATCAATCACGCCCATCTCGAACATGTCTCCGTACCTCTCGTTCTTGAGGTCATACCCGTGGCCGTCCTGCCTAACAGAGGACATCACCTCGTACCCGTCAAGCCCGGCGTTGCTCATAATCTGAAGCAGCGGAGTCTGCATAGCCCACCCGACGATCTGCATCGCGGTGTACTCGTCGTGGCTTATGTGCTCCATGTTGTCGTCTGCATACGCTATGATATCAGACGCTATGTTGAACAGCGCCACACCACCCCCTGGGAGTATGCCCTCTTCAAGCGCCGATCTAACGGCACACACCGCGTCGTCAACCCTGTCGTACCTCTCCTTCTGCTCGACGTCCGATCCACCCCCGACGTATATCACACCTACGCCACCGGTCAGCGATGCTATTCGCTCCTTGATCGCGTCCCTCTCCGACTTCTTCGACGAGTTGTTGTGCTGAACCCACAGCTGCTCCACGCGCTCCTTAACCGCGTCGCTGGTGTGCTCCGCCCTTACAATCACCGTGCTGTCCCTTCCGACGATGATCCTCTCGGCCCGTCCTAGGTGCTCCATACCAATCAGAGATAGGTCGTCTCCGGTCTGCTCGCTGAAGTACGTGGCCCCAAGAGCCAGCGCGATGTCCTGCATCAGCTCGTGCTGCTTGTACCCAAACTGCGGAGGCTGTATGTTACAGAACTTAAGGCTGTTCTGCACGACGTTCGCGGCGAGCGTGTTTATCACGTTCTGTGTGCACGGCGCTATAATCAGCAGCTTCTTGCCTCCGTTTATAACCGGCTTGAGCACGTTCTCTATCGACAGGATGTTGCTTATCTCCTGGTCCGAGACCATCACGTAGACGTCGTCCATCACGCACTCGTCCTTCTTCATGTCGTTAACGAACAGCCTGCTCGTGTAGCCCCTCTCAACCCGGATGCCGTTAGTGACCTCGCTGTATGTGGCGTCGGTCTGTGACCTCTCAACCGTTACAATGCCATCCCTTCCGACCTTCTTGTACGCGTCAGCGATTATGGAGCCGAGCTCCCGGTCGTTGTTCGCGGATATGGCTGCCACGTCCCTAAGCGTCCTTCCGCTAACCCTCTTCGACATTCCCTCAAGCCTCTTCACCACACCATCCACAACGGTGTTAACATTCCTAAGCACCTCCGTCGGGTTGTTCTTGGACGTTATAAACTCGCTGCCCTTGTTCACGATGGCCTCCGTTATAACAACTGAGGTTGTGGTTCCGTCGCCAGCGCTAGTGGCGGTCCTGTCCGCGGCCTCCTTCATCATCCTAACCGCAAGGTTCTCTACCGGATCCTTTAGGTTTATGGACCTTGCAACGGTGACGCCGTCCTTGGTAACGGTTATCCCGTGCACGTGGTTCTGGGACTCAATCAGCACCGTCTTACCCCTTGGGCCAAGTGTGCTCTTAACAGCCTTGCTGATCTTTGTGATACCATCGATGAGCTTGCCCCTGCCCTCATCATCAAAAACTAAGTCGTTCATATAATTAAATTTTTGACAAATATACATATTTTTATACACGATTTTTATCCATGTCAGAAATGACAAAAAAGTTTCCCTATTCTCTCTATATATATTATTTATTTTATATTAATTTTTTTTTCTTAAAAAATAGAAAAAAAATCAGAATTCGACATAAAAAAATATAAGTAGTTAAAAACGAGATAGTTAGGTCATGACAAACTTAAAAAAAATCGACATAAAAACGTCACAGATATGTCGAAATCGACACAAAAACGTCAGATATCTGGGGGATTTGGGTTATATATAGATTTTTCGATCGAGCACTCAGACAGAAACTCAATTTTTTTTTCGCACCGGGGGTGTAAAAAATGACATTTTCTGACGATTTTTTTGGCTTTTTCTGACGCCTTGTGTCGATTATCTATGTATACTAATTTAGCACGTCGTGTATACCTTGCGAGATCCGGTACTTGGCATCACATAGTACAGAACATTCAAAGGAACCTTGCCTTGCTTATTTCTGAAAGTGAATTCGGTTCGTTCGGTTATAGAATGTAAGTGAATAGATGATTTAGGTTGAGAGGTGTAAGGAGGCGGAGAGTTATACAAGCAAGAACATACACGCGCGCACACGTATAACTAATAATAAACTACCGAACTTGCGTAACTACTTGATAATCAGCGCTATTCAAAATACTTAAATTCTACTTGTAGGAATCTACTTTATCTGAAGTGCATTTCATCGATAAAAGTGTGCACTTAATCGATTTTTTCAAAAAAAGCTTGTGGGACTGAAATACCCGCCATATGTTTGCAGTGTCAAAAGGGAACAACCTTATGACAACATTCCTTGAAATACTGAGATTACACAAGCACCACTAGGAGGTGACCGAAGGCTACGGCTGAAGCGGGTGACTTTTAGTAGGTGTGATAGGATGGACTCCTACAAGTTGTGTGATAGTAGATGATGAGCGCGGTTCGAATAACGAGCAGACCTCTCGCAATGACCTATAGGTGGTCATAAGGTGGAAGACCTTTGAGCGATGTTTAAATGTGGGTACGATACGACGCGTGTAAGTCTACTGTGTAAGCCTATGAGTTCTATGATAACTTGTCTGTAAAAGGCTGAGAGACAAAAATCATAACATCGGGATGGTCGCAAGGTGGTTCGACTCCGCCTCCGATGACTAACTTAAAACCTTAACACGATGGAAATAATAACACTAAACGAGTACGCATCAAAAGTAAACTGTAACTTAGTAGATGCCACACTGCAAGACATTCAGCAGTACGTTGAAGATAACTTTGACTTGACCTTATGGGACTACCCTATTGAGGAGTTGGACTACGTTATAAACGAGGTTAACGAAAGCGTTTGCCTTGTAAAAGTAGGCGACGAGGTAAGAGTTTGTGAAATATAACTTTTAAAAAATAACATAATGAAAATAATTAAAGACTTTATGTTCGCCCTACTGCTATGGATTTGTTTCATAGCAGTGTCTGTGGCATTCTTAGGACTAACCGAATAAAAATTAAAGATATGAGCAAATATTTCGAAATAAACGGATACTGGAAAGACGATAAGTCTGAATTCAACGGATTGATAGTGAAGGAATACGACGATGTCGGAGAAGACGATGACGATGTGTTCTTTTATGGGTTAAGCGAAGAACAGATACAAGAAGTTATTGATAGTAAAGGAGAAGACGATAGCTTGGATTTTATAATAACATCATATAAAGAATTATGAGAGCAAGATTAAGACAATCAGTAAACAGACAGCCACTTAAGGAGGCTATTGAGGTGAGCGAGTTCTCGTTCTCCCACAGCGTGAAGTCACGCACAAACGGTTTCACTCACGTGAGTAAGCTATACAGAAACGGAGCACTAGTCGCAGAAGGCAAGGCGTATTGGTGCAACAGAACGTGGGAGGAGTACCCGTTCTACACGTCCAAGAGGGACGCAGTCAACAAGGCAATAGAGAGGGAGATTCAGGTCCTGAAGGGATTCGAAGGCATCAAGAGGCTGACTCAGGCTAAGCGTCAGGAGTACATTAACTATTCATCAACGATCCAACAACTAAGATCACTGCTATGAAGACAATCAACACGTATCAGCGCAAGGGGTTCGTCATTAATCAGGTGAGGTATGACGAGCCGGTGCTCGGTGGCAACTACGCCATCGAGGTCACGTACAACGACAGCACGGTCTTCGAGAAGGATGGACTGACACTGTCGGCATCACACGAGGTATTCCAAGAGGAGATTAACAAACTAAACAGACAAATAAAATGAAACGAAACATTCAAATTAACATCGGGATGAACAACAACCCAATGACTCAGGACGAGGTAATCAGATACTTCGCATCACATCCCAACTACCAACTTTCCGGATACTACTTCAAGGATATGACCTTCCAAGGCAACACGGAGCCAACGTTCGTGGCTTGGATACAGACAGACTTAGCACGAGACTCAAGAGTCTTGGAGGACTTCGAGGCTATCGCGTCTGTGATGACTCAGGAGTGCATCGCCTTGGTGACGGACTCAATGAAGGCGTTGGCGTTCAACCCATCATACAAGGGCGAGAGGTACATGTTTAACGCAAACCTATTCGAGTTTATACTATGAGAAGGTTCGTAATTTTCTGTGTCGTTGTTTGGATAGTGACGACACTGCTATTGGCTTACATGATGGATATCACGCTCGGATTCAACGAACAGACCATCGCCATAGCGTGGCTGACGATGATGCTGAGCCTCGGAGGACTTATAGTTGCCATCATAAACAGTAAGTTGTGACGAAAATCGACACAAGCCTGACGATTTTTTTTGAAAACGACACATAGCTGAGCCCTTATAAACAAAGGGTTCAGTCTATTTTAGTGTCGAATTCTGATTTTTTTCTTATTTTTTACAATAAAAAAAATAATAAATAATAAATAATATATATATAAAGAATAGCAACAAAAAAACGACATAACGACATGAGAGTAATCATAACAAGGGGAGCCTATGGCTTCGGACGCGATTGGACATTGGAGGCATACGGAAGGAAGTATTATTTAGGTCAGGACGCGAAGTTCTGTTCAAGAGTGCTCGGTATTTCACCTAGTACTGTAGTAACAAGGATAGGGAGCGCAGAGATCGAGACTCCCGCAGTAAACAATAGACTCGCAAGGCTTATCTGCGAGGAGTTAGGGGTGACTCGTTCATCCAAGTTAGAACCGTGGGCGCTATGCGCTCAGTAAGACTATATTATCATGGAGGAAAAAATATTAAATCAGATTAGGCTACAGAGCGAGATGGTTCGTAAGGCAGGTATAAACTTAGTCAACTGTGGAGACTGTGGAAGTGTAATACTTCACGAGGTGGTGACTATAACACAAGAGACAAAGGCAGAGGACTACACCATAGAGTGTCCGTTTTGCGAATTCAAGGGTGAGCCATGTGACTTCCCTGATTATTTTTATGAGGGCATGGAGTTAAGTCAAATTTTTAACAAGTAAAAGAAGAATTATGCAAACAATAGTTTACAGTAAAGACAACAAGCAAATAATAAAGGATGGTTACGAGGTTCTTGAGAGTCAAGACTTCAACACACTGCACAGAGCAATGCTACATATCGGCACTGAGGAGATAAGGTCAGAGATCCTAAGGGACGACAACAGACTGCTGTATGAGTTCATGGTAGCCGAGAACTGTCCGGTAGCCTCTGAGAGCTACGACGCAATTTGGGAGCGCATCCCGATGGACTACCACTGCAATTGGAATTCACTGATGAAGGTGGTTCAGAGGTGCGAGGCGTTCGACCACACCGGTCACATAATGGAGTGCCTGAGTACATTTGATATTGAGTTGACGCATAGGGCGTGTGTCAGATTTGTAGAACAATTTATATGAGTGTGATTAAAGCTATGGAATTTAAAGGAACAAAAGGGAAGTGGGAGGTATCAAATAAAAAAACTTACGGTAGACAAATGGTTGATTTAGGAGAGTTTAAAGGTAGTATAGACATTTGGTATCACAATGGAGATTCAATGACTAAAGAAGAAGCGTTCTTCAACGCAAAACTTATATCTTGTGCGCCTGAAATGTTGGAAGCATTAATTAAAATGTGTGAATTTCACGAAAAAAATGCATCGTATGACAAAGGAGATAACGGATATTACAAAGCTAAACAACTAATTAAAAAAGCAACCGAATGACAAAACAACTCTTCCGCCAATCCGACAACAAACGAGTTAAGGAGTTAGTAAAAGACTTACCCGCTCACGTTGACCGAGTTAGCCTACTTGTAAAGGCTGACGTATTTAGTAAACCAATAAAAGAAAGTAAAATTCAATTAAATTAAATTATGGAAACAAAATTCACACCTATCGCAATGCGATGTACACAAGAACAATTTGAAGCTATTAAGCCGAAGTTTAAAAATACAAAATGGAAAGTTTTAAGTGGTATTATGGTTGATTTTAAAGTTGATGCGTATCTTGTAAACAACTACAAAGAAAATAAAATTGTAAACATTCACGAAACTTGTAAAGCAAATCACGGTCGTACCGTTTACGAAAATTGGAACGAAGCAACTTTCTTACGTGCTTGTGGTATTGAAGTAGAAGAACTTACCGTTTCAAAAGAGTTTATTCTCGATTTACACAACGAGGTTATTTGGCCGAGTGTAAAGGATAAAATAGAGAAAGAGTTTCCGCAGTTGTTTGAGGTTAAAGCTACCGAAATGACAGTAGCGGAAATTGAGAAAAAATTAGGATGTAAAATTAAAATTGTAGGGTAATGGGAACAACAACGACACCGAAAAGCGATTTGGAAATTTACCAAGCGTTACGCATTGAAGCGTTAGAAAACGAGATTAAAAGATTAATTAATGATATTAAAGTAAACGAAGTAATAATTTTAAAAGATTAAAAGATGATTAGATTAAACGAGAATTATAGCATTAAAAAACACGAAGTACACGGATTTACTTTATTGTTTGAAGAAGAGCGACAAAGAGAAAAAACAAAGGTTATTGAAGGGAAAAAAGTAAAGACGGGCGAAACTGAGCCCTTCACTTTTACAGACGCTTGGTATTTTCCTAAATTACAAATGGCACTTGAAAAGTTTGTTGACTTATCATTTGAAAACGAAACAAATGTTATTTCGTTAATGGCAAAAGTAACCGAATTAAACGAAACAATTAAAAACGTTACTTATGAAAAAAACTGAAACCATCGCAGAACAAAACCACCGATTGAAACAGTTAGCAATCGAAACAGCAAAGAAGTTTAACCATAAATCCTTCGTCTTTATCGGGCGAGGTGTTATTAAAAAAGTACAGTTATGAAAGCAAATGAATTGAGAATTGGGAATTGGCTTCAAGATTCAAAAGGAAGATTTTATCAAGTAAACATTGATGACTTGGTTTATATTTCAGAAGTTGGAACTAAATCGAAACCAATACCCATAACAGAAGAATGGCTTTTGAGGTTTGGGTTTGAGAAATATAGCGGATGGGATGGCCAAATTTATTGGCGTAAAAAAGAAATGGATTTATTGGTTACAAATCAAGGTTTTGAAATGCCAAGCGGTAAAATATGTGAGTTTGTTCACATTCTGCAAAATGCTTACTTTTTTACAGAGTTAGAAGAATTAACCTTAAAAAATGAATTATGAAAAAAATAATAGAATACTTATTTCCTGAAAAATCAAAGTGGATTGATATTGAAATGTTTGACAGTAGTGGACGTTACAAATTAATTCAAATGCGTTATGTGTTAAAAAACAATAAGAAACAATTTAGAGTTGTTTCGATAGGTTTTGTAAACGACTTTATGCAAAAGGATAAAATTTATAAAAAAGTATTAAACATTAAAGATTTTTAATTATGATTTACGTACCCTTAGCAATCTTAGCAATAACCCTTTTCGCTCTACTATATTCAAAGCGAAAACCGACAGCAAAAGTACAGCCGACACTTATTATCGACAATTACCAATGGGGAGTTTTTGACATCGCAATAGTAAACCTGATTAACGAATACAGACTTGCAAACGGTTGTAATGCTGTAAACATTGACAGCCTATTGTTAGACTTATCCTTTAGCCACTCCGAATATATGGCAAACGTTAATATGCTTTCGCACGATAACATCGAGAATAGGCAAGCGTTTATGGAACCTATCCCGATTGGCGAGGTTGTAGCTTACGGACACAAGACACCTGAAAGCGTAGTAAGTGCGTGGAAACGTTCAGAAAAGCACAACGCCTGCATATTAGACAAAGACTTTACAAAGATTGGCGTTTCTCATTCGTTTGGTAAAGATGGGAAGCGATTTGTTACAGCGATACTTAGTTAACATGAAGAAAATAATAAACAGAATGTGCATGCTTCTAGAGGCGAAGCAGAGCAACGACGAGATCAAGAGCTGCCTTGACATAATGCTTAACGGACACACGACAGAGCAGTCGGTGTACATCATGATAAACGTCGTGATGCAGTTTGAGGGTGTGCTAAGGCAGAGGCTTGAGAATAACACGAAGGAGAACGAGTCGATAACCAAATACCTAAACAGATGACCGGAGAGGAGAGATATTGAGTCTAACCAATTAAAAAAGAAATGAAAACACTGAAGCAAATATCTAAGCAGTACGACATCCCGAAGGGCACGCTAATATCAAGGCTTATATCGCTAGACGTCCGGCCAAGGAAGGAGGGGAGGACGTTCCTGATAGATCAGCACCTAGAGAAGAAGATCGCAAGGCCGGTGTTCATGAGCCGGGAGTCAATATCGCTTATAAGGCAGTTCGCCCAGGAGAACCCGCACCTGTCCACACCAGAGATAGCCATGGCCCTAGCCGTGAAGCAGAGCCGGGTTGAGGAGTCGCTAACAGAAGAGTTTATACTAAAATCAAAGCTATGAGAACAACAAAAGAGTTACTACAGATAATGCTTGACAATCAGCACCTGTTCATAAATGGGTTGTGCGGATTCACAGAGTTACTTTTTTTAGAAAACAAGGTAACACTTCTAGAGAGACTAAAGCTACTTAGCTACATACGTAGAAACAGACCGTCGATGCTGTCAAGCATGGACTGCCTTAGGTCTCAGTTAACAAGTGGTTACTACTGGAAAAAGGGAAAAATCGAACCAAGAATTAAATGGATTAAAAAACACATCAATGAGATACAAAATATTTAACCAGGCCTCTGCAGACAAGAGGTCGACAAGGCTTACGACACCTACATCAGAGTCGTACATCATGAAGGGCATCAAGGTAGAGATGACAGAGGACTCTATCAAAATCCTAAACACAAAGTTTAACGGGGACTACTACACCGAGATCAGCAAGGAGGAGTACGAGATCTTTGAGACCATGGGCTGGAGGATCGGGTGTTACATCCTAGCCACGAGGAACAACCGCAGGTCACTAAGGTCAGTCCAGGAGAAGATCGCCACGGAGCCGGCAAACACAAACAGGTACGTATCTCTCATCAGGTACAGGGACGTTGTCATAGAGAGGTTCGTTGACACGCTAAACCTTTTATCCGTAGAGACCGGTCAGGATGTTAAATGTTTGTTAAAGTAATAAAGTTAAATTTAAAATTAATATATTCGCGTTATGGAAAATGTATTTAAAAAGCTGTCAGAGGTAAGCATCTCTGACAAGGTAGAGAAGAAGGG